TGCACTCAGCATCTTGGTAGTCGCAATCATTCCTAACGAAGCTCCGGCAGCAGTGCGGCTCATTTCATGCTCGCGACCTTGTGTCGCATCCAGCTTCCCCGCTGAAGCCAACGTACGCACGAACATCGCTTCCCCCGGCGACAACGTGCCCAGCTGCAACTCAGCGTCAAGTGCGCCCAGTATGGCCCCCTTCATGCCCCCCAGCGTCTGCCCTTGCGAAAGCCCCTTATCGAGAGTGTTCTTAAGGATGATCAGCGCCTTGCCACTGGCGGTGAACATTGCCCCGCCCGCCTTGAAGAATCCGTACTGCCCACCGAGAAACGGCCAAGTCAAATGCCCCGGCTGCATCAGGTTGATGAGATAGAACGACGGTGATAATGCAAGAAACATGTTATGGCCAAACGCTTTTACACCGTCAACAACCGGTGTCTCGACTGGATTCAAGCCATTGAGAAACCGTTTCGTAAGCTCATCATGAATCATCTGCGCTTCGCTATGCACCCTTGGATCTTGCGCTGCCAGCGGCTCGATCTGCGACTTCAGGTCCGCGAACGCTTTATTGAACAGTGGCATGCTGTACGCATTGGCCAGCATCGAGGTCATGCTAGTAGCCCGTGCCGTATAGTTACGCAGGAAGTCCGCTTGATAACCTAATGTGCGACCGGGATTACGCGGTGTCATCGCCTTGCGTGCCGACATGTCGGGGATCGCATCTAGCGCCCACCGCTTGATCGACTCGTGCATATCCTTCACCAACGCCGCTTCAGTCGGCGACATGCCGGTTGTATCGAACGATGCATCGAGATTGCTATGCAGCGTCTTGGCGAAGTCCGGTACCCCTCGCGCTGTCTGCAGGTGGTCCTTATCCGCCAAGCTGCCCCCGCGCAGGTTATCGACTGCTGCCGCACCTAACGGTCGCATTGCTTGGAACGCTGCATCCCGCTCCTGCTCTGATTCAAAGCGCATGAACACGTGCCGATTGCCCATTGCAGGTTGGCCAATGACCACATTGTGCGACTTCAATACCTGCTGCACCTGCGCCAACGACTGCGCACCGGCGCGAATATCAAACTCGACAAAGTGGTCGCCCATGCGCCCAAGATGCTGGTACGGGTTCGCTACTGCCGCCCTGTAAAACTCGTCAATCTTGTTGAACTCGCTGCCGACGTTTGCCTGTCGCACTTCAGCAAGGACCGCCTGCAACCGCAGATCCAGATTCTTCGTATACACATCAGGATAGTACGGCAGCTTGTTTTGCCCCTGCGTAGGCAACGTGCCTTGATTCAAGGACGGGTCACGAATGTCCAGACGCGATAGCCAGCGATTCACTTGTGGCCCTATCGTCCGTTCCCGTATCTTCAGGTAATTGCGCAGTGTAGTCGTTGACTGCTGGATGAAGTTCTTGCGGTTCAGCGCGAACGTATGTTCCAGTGGTGTCCGGACCTCCTGCGGCAATGCCATGTATCGCTGGTGCAGACCATCAACATAGATCCGCATCTCCGCGCTCTGCTCCAGATTCGGATTGCGTTGGCGGTTGAGGTTGTAGCCCATGTTCAGGTCAATGTTCAACCCGCTCATTTCCCCAGCGAGGATACTGACCTCCTTGTTCATTGCCGCCGCCTCATCGCTTTTCATCCCGTCCAGCTTCAGGCTGATGGTCCTGACAGGCTGCATGAACTCGGCTGTCTTGTCCTGCACCATCTGCGTCTTCACGCTGTCCGCTGCGAAGTACGCCTTGAAGCCTGCGGAGATAGGAGCCAGCGTCGGCGAGTTTTCGTACCACTGCTGGATATGCCGGGTGGTCATCGCGTACAGCATTGCACGGGTTGTCATGTTACCGACGTTGCCCTGCTTGGCTACCGCCTGCAACCCCTTCTCGACCGAACTGGTGATCGCCGCCATCATCCGGTCAACCCCCAACATGTCTGCTACCGGACCAAGGTCTTCCCCGAAACGAGGCTCCGCTACATTCTCCAACCCGGTCATGTCCTGATTTTCGAACCGCCGCGACAGGTCCAACGCGTGTTCCAGTGCGTTGTTGTAACTGGCATCAGCACGCCCCAGCACCCGGCCCATCCATTCCACGAACGAGTCCCAAAGGTTCTTGCCTTTGTATACCATCTTTTTCAGCTTATCCTGAAACTCCAGATTGCTGTTGGCTTCCGTCAGAAACTCGTGTACGTCTTTAAACCCATAATCCCGTTTGGTCTTCGACGCGAACTTGGCCCGCTCCATCAACTTCCGCAACTCCTGCAAATCCTTGACCAGTTCCACTTCCTGCGATGTGCGCGAATATTCGGAAACCTTCTCGGCATTCTCGGCAGCGAGCAGCCGCGCCATCTGCGCAGCATGGTTCAACTCATGCATCACTGCATGCACGCTGAACTCTTTTATCACCGCCGTGTCAGCCCGATAGAAATACGTGCCACCCCACTTCGCACCTTTGGCATTGGCCGCATTCCAACGCTTGGCTACTTCCCTCTGCATGCGTGGATCAGTCACGCCATGCCACGCTTGGAACGTAGTCTTCAAACCAAGCGCCCGTATCCGATCAACCAGTGGCTGCATCCGCTCCGAAAACTCCGACGCTTCCACTGCCGCCAGCACGTTCTCAAGACTTCCAGAACGTACAGCTACGTCGATGTTAACGTCGTATATATGTTCATCGAATGAAATCTTGTCGGCAGCGTTCTTATATTCCTCCGAACTAAATGCCAATTCCTCGTACGTCTGCTGCAACGCTGCCCGCTGCTTTGCGGTCATCTTGTCGATGGTCTTACCCAGCCGTTCCTCGTAAGCCCGACGCACCTTGTCAGCCAGCGGATCTTGCGCTTCCAGACGGTCCAGCGCCGTTTGCGCATGCTCGCGAACCTCCAGCTTGGAACTGCCCAGATCCTTATGCGCCTGTGCGTAGCTGTCACGCCATGCCTTATCGCCGATACCGAGAGGGTCTGCCCCGTAATTGAGTCGAGTATCCTCGAAAGCATAGCGACGCAATTCGTTGATGTGCTTGCGCTGGGTCACGTTCCGGTACGCACGACTGGAATTGATCGTCTCGTTATATTCCTGAGTGATCCTGTCCATCTCCTCCCGCGTCATCTGCTCACGCGGCTTACCCAATCGCTTCTCATGCTCGCGCTGAAGCTGATCCTCCAGCTGCTTAGCCGCCTTCTGTACACTTTTCCGCGCTCGTTCGTTAACAGCAAGGATAGCCTCGCGCCGTTTCTGCGCTGCCTGCGCCCGACCGGGGATGTCCGCTCCTTCATACTGCGACAGCCAATGCAGTGCTGCCGCTGCATTCAGCTGGTCCGTATGCCCTGCCGCCGCATCGTTAACCTTGTCACCCAGTTCCGTCAGACCCTTCGCCAGATTCTGCGCCCGAATGTAGTCGTCCAGCCATATCTGGTTACTCTGCCGATTCACCGGACTGCGCGTATCGTCATAGGTGTAATGTTCGAAAGCGAAACGCTCCTGACGCGTCTTACGTTGCTCTGCTTTGGGTATTAGGTTGGTTTTTTTCTTTTGAATGACGCGGGCCGTTTCAGCCCTTTCGGCAAGCGTAAGCCCCTGCTCGCGTTGTCCCACTCCTGCACCACCTTCTGGCTGATCTTGCCCTGCTTCGCCAGTACGTGAAATTTGCCTCTCTGTTTCTGGGAAACGTATGGCATCATCGCCCTCCAGTAAGTTAGCCTGTGCGTGTCCAATCTCGCTCTCGTGCCGTGTCCCCATCTCGGCGATAAGCGAGTTCAACGAAGTCCGCGCCGGGGAATTTTCCTTCAGCTTGCCCGCAGCAGTACGTAACACGTGTATCTGCTTGGCAAGCCCCTCGTATTCAGCAGCGGTATTAAACGCGTTGCTGACTGACCGCTGGTCCTGCTTGGTTATCTTCTGCTCTCCATGTAACGCCTGCCACCTGCCCTGCAGTCCTTCCAGCGGCAGTGCCCTTACCCGCCCACTTTCGGTAAGGCCGAGGGGGGCGTCGGCAGGGAGCGGGGTAATGGTGCTTTTGGCTCCTCCCGCAGTCTCTGCACTCGGTCCCGCATCTGGTGTCGTACGCTCTTGAGCTTGCGCTTGGGCTGCATTTAGTGCCTCCTTTTCCCCACGTGGTACTACACCTAATTTTTCACCTGCAGCAAAGATACTGTGTTTTTCGCTTTGTGTTAGTGAAGGATCTTTAGCGATCATCGTACGAAAATCAGCATTACCTAAATCTGCCGGAATGAATGGCCACTCAGATTTCCAACCTGCTTCGCGCTGTGCTTGTAATGCTAATTCGTGAGGCACGCTACGTTGCGTAAACAGCTGTTGTTGCCCCGGTGCTGTTTCCGGTTGTACTACCTGCTCTGGTTGCTGCTGCAGGTGGTTGTTCACATACCCGACGTACGCATCCTGATACTCAGCCTGCGTCGGCTGCTTGCCGCCTTTCAGCTTCAACTCACCCTTCTGCGCCTTCCGCTCCGCTTGCATACCGGCAACAAACTGCGAGAAGGTCATCGCCCCTTCCGGCGGGTTCACAATGACCTGTGCAACTGCCGCCTTACGTTCCGTCTCGTTCTTCGCCGCTGCGACACCAGCCACCGCCTTGGCCGCATCCCGCGACCGCTGCATGGTTGCCATCCGCCCAGTACGCTCCTGCTGCGCCCCCTGCGCCTGCCGCATCTGCTCTACAGTCTGCGCGTACGGAGTCTGCGCATCCTGCCGCATCTGCGAGATGGAACTCATGAACGGCGAAACTATTGGAGGTGTTACTGCCGGTTGCGCCTGTTGCGAGAAGATCGACGCAGCCTGCTGCGCTTGCTGCGCCACAGTGGCTTGCTGGGTCGCTTGCTGCTGCGCTGTTGCAGTCGCTGCAGCCTGCTGCTGTGCTGCCTGCTCCGCAGCATCCCGCTCAGCCTGACGCGCCGCAGTCTGCTGCATCGCATCCTGCAGATTTCCTTCATCCTGCTGCGTATACTTGCTCGCGATCTGCTTGTTGGCTTCGACTATCTGGTCGCCACGCCACTGTTTTATCGCCGCTTCATCACCCGTCATTTTCTGCAACGTCGGCGTCAAAGCCTGTTGTGCCGCAGTCATCTGCGCCAACTGCTGGTTGGACGTTGGAAGATTCGGATTGACTTGTGTAGCCTGTTGCACCAACTTCTGATTATGCGCGTGACTCGCACGTATACCAAAAGCCGAGAACGGCAATATCCACGGCATCATGCCCAACGTCGGCGCAATCGAAGCTACAGCCGCTTCGTACGGATCTTGGGTATCAGCCCCGGCTTGCTTCTCAATCGCTGCCGTGGCATAGCCTTGCGCCGTTTCAACGGCAGTTTCACCAGCAGTAGCCGTCGCCGCTACCTTGCCGAAATCTTTCCAGAAGCTCGGATTCCCCAGTGACTTGAGCGCATCGGGTACGGACATCCCGGTCTTGCCAAGGGTACTCAGAATCGCCTTGCCACCCTTCGCAGCACCGAAACCTATCATGCTGCCCGCGACATCACCGAAGGCTTCCACAGTTCCGGTTAACTGCCCCGTTTGCCGTGCCTCCTCCGGCGAATGCCCGGTCTTGATCATCTTGTTGTAGGTGTCGGTAAACTGCGATCCAAACGCAGTCGCCCCTACCACACCCAGTCCTACTAAACCTGCTCCCGGTAAACCTGCCAACGCCAGCGGCACCGCAGCCAGAGCAGGAGCCATTGAACCTACAACCTGCGCCCCACCTTCCGCTATACTACGTGTAGCGATGTTATGCGCAGTCTCGCTGGGGTCTGCCATGTACTTGACCGCATTGTCCGCAGTGGCTTCCTGCAGCTTCGTACCCCAATCGTACAGCGTGTCACCGGGCTGACCGGGCATCTGCAACGCCTTCCCGATACGTTGCGGCGCTTCGTACGTCAGGCCGCGCCCCAGTAACCCTGCGCCAAGTTCCGCTATCGTGCCCCGTGGGTTCAGCGACAACTCCACCTGCTTCTTCTGCATCGGCGACAACGAGTTGTAGAACGCAGCATCGGCATCATCGGGCGATTGCGCGGCTTGCGTAGGCGGCAGCGTAAGTTCCGGGGGCTGGGTGTTATACCCCGGTACGTATTTCTGCATCAACGGCAGGTAGTCGATAGGCATTATTTTGGCGCGAACAATTCGCGTCCTTTGGCGGCATTCCTGCGTTGTTCCGCCAAAGCCGCTTCTTCATCATGTGTTACATGCTGGACATCACCAGTGTCTTTATTGAATATGCTGTACGCAATGGGCGACGATATATCCCCCTTCACCATTTGCAGATTTTTCCCTCCAGCGGCACTAGGATGTAACAGATGCGAAATTGCCTGCGCTTGCGGCAACTTATTCTGGTTAACGTATTGATTGATTCGGTTCTCAAGTTCCAGCTTTGGCAAATGTGGAACAAGCCCCATCTCAGCCGCTTGCCGATGTGCATCCGCCATCTCTCGATGTCCAGCATAAGTCAACTCATGCCCATACATCGCCCCCTGCTGTCGCATCCGCTCCAATGGCATAGCCTGTTGTGCCTGCTGCCACGCTGCCCGTGCACCCAACTGCGCTGCACCTGCTTGCTGCTGACCCGTCTGCGCCTGTATTCCTTCCAGATTGCGAGCCACCTCCATATCGCGAGTCTTCGCCATCCGTCGTGCTTTCCACTGGTCGAACACATCGCCGGATGAACCCAGCCGCCTGATGTCCTGATCAAACGGATGCGACGTATCAATCGTCTGCGCTGGCTCCGGCATGCGCTCATCGCCGCCACCTCCACCAATCGCCCCGGTAGCCCGCAATGCGCCAAAGTCGCCGCGATCTGCCGCTGCCCGTTGCGCTGCGGCCAAGTCCGCACTGACTCCCGGTGCCATGCCCAGCCGCTGCGCTGTCGGGCCTACTCCCTGCGCTGCAGCAGCCGCAGCAGGGCCAGCGCCACCCGGCGCACCACCGGGAAGCGGGTTGAACCCGGAGAACTGGTTAAGACGGCCAGACTTGTCCGCAGTCGCTGTAATGGTGTCACCATAGCCATAGTTCGACTCCATCTGCGTGCCGGGTTTAACCGTCCCCCGCATTGCGTCACGCATCAAAAAACCGGTGCCCTCCGTTGCATAGTTGATCTTCTTCGGTAGTGTAACATCAGTAGGCTTGGCTACATTGCCTTGGGTATAACCAGATTCATCCGGAGGAGCCGCAGGACCGCCCGCCTTCGGCGTCGCTGCATTCACCGCATTCGCGGTAGCTGCTGGACTGGATGCAGGGTCCATGCCGAGAAGCCCACGTCCGAAACCGGACGCCGCATTCCATACATCCCCAGCAAAGTCACCGACCTTCTGCGCCGCGCCTACCAGCGGCGCACCGATATATGCTCGCGCCCCGATCCCTAATCCACGAGCAGTATTACCCGCATCCATCGCCGCCTGCGACTCAGCCATCGTCTTGTTGAAATACTGGGAAGTCGGCTCATCGCTGGCCGACTGCAACCCACGCTGCCCCGCTGGATAATCCGGACGATCTGCCCCTGTCTGTATCCGTTCCGCAGCAGTTGCCGAAGGAGCCTCGCCGGGTGCCGTCATCTGCGGATAACGCACTTGATCGAACTCCCGCGCCACCGCCCATGGCATGGCCGTCCGTGCAGCCTGCGTAGCCAGTTCCGCTCCCGGCAAGCCCTTCACTGCAGTACGCCCAGCATCCACCATGGCGTTCCATTCAGGACTGGTGGCCCCCCGTGTCGGCATCGGTGCAGCAGGGGCTGCAGAGGCTGCAGGAGCCTCACCGGGCGCTGCCGCTGGATACCGTACCCGGTCGAACTCCTGCGCCACCACACGCGGCATACCGCGCCCAGAAGGCACCATATTGGCATTCCACTCAGTGTTGGTCGAATCACGCGTCGGCATCGGTGGTGGTACGCCACCAGTCGGTATCGGCTGATTCACAGCCGTAGGTCCAGCTGGTGCCGCCGTCACTGGTGGTGCCCGCATCCCTTGATTGAATTCACGCGCCACTGGCCACGGCATCGGTGTCGCCGGGGCAGCACCGGTATCAATCGACTCACCACGATCCAGTGCCGCCAGCCGCGCTGCTTGCAGATCACCGCCCAGCCCCGAGGCCATCCCCAGCTTTTGCGGAGCCGGTGGCCCCGAAGGATATTGCACTCGGTCGAACTCCTGTGCTACCACCCGTGGCATGGTACCGTCACCACGTACAGGATAATTCGGCTGATCCACCTGCGCCGGTTCCGGATAGTCGCGAATCGACATCCCCGCCGGTTGTGCACCTGTCCACGCTAACCCCCCCATTGCAGCGCGGCGTGGCCGTACTACCGGTGTGGGTGGTGCCATCGGTGGAAACCCACGTGGCATTCCCGTCAGGTTGGCATTCCAATCCATATTGGTTGGGTCGCGATAAGCCATCATGGACTCCATGTGTAACCAGCACGACCGAAACTCCAGCGCACTGGTTGGAACATTTTCGAACGCTGCTCTTTCAACGCCTGCGCCATGGCTTCCTCAAACTCCTTCTTGAACGAATCAGCCTTGGTGCTGGCACCATCGATGTCAGCCGTACGGAAGCAGCGCCATGCCACACCATCCAGCAAGTTCAGGTGGTACACCTCTGGCACTTCGAACGTCATCTGCAGATCGCTCAATTTCAGCGGCAGTAACGGCATGCGGGCGATGCGCAGCTTGATCAGCTTACCTGCCACTTCAGCACTCGGTGCCGGGTACACCCGCAACTCGATTGCTGCTGAGTTGTCGTCCTGCTTCAACCCTTCGTCGGTACTGAACAACAGCGGACGACCCGGCGTAGCACGCGCATCATTGACATCGAAGTACAACGGGTCAGACGCCTGCAACCCGGCGAACATCGAGTGCCCAGCCCGCGTCAGGTCAAAACCATCAGTGTCGTACTTGGCAGTAACCACCGCCCGCACCGCCGGATGCAGAGTGTAGACCTCCTTGCCCTGAACCAGTGGTATCTGCACCAGCAACACTGTAGTGTCATCGCGTAGCGTCAGCGTCTTGCGCGCCCACAGCTTCTGGATGAAGTCCATGTAGCGCACAAGGGTGTCATCGGTCCACAGATGATCATCCGGCCCCGACACCTGATCCGCCTCGTCACGCAATAGATTGTCGCGCAACTCGACAATGGCTTCATCCAGTTTCATGTTACACGTCCCGGCTGACTAAACGATAAGGGAAGCGCAGTCGGCTGCGGTAGCCCATCACCTGTCGCGTGGTGGGGTCCACCTGCGGCACCGACATGATGGCATCGTTGAGAACGTTGATCAGGCCCACCGGCACATCCGCTGGCTCGCCGGGGCGCAACATAAACGAGCGCCCGTTCAGCCCGAAGAACTGCCCAGTCGGCGGGATCTCGTCACTCTCCTCCAGCTGGATGCGAATCATCTTCTCCGCAGCCTGCTTGGTGTTGACTGCCTTGCGCTTCGGTGGCTCGATAACCGGCTGGTTCAGTGGTGGCAGTTCGCCATCATCGTCTTCATCATCGAGGTTGTTGCCAAACAATGCTGCACTCATGCTATTTCCTTTTCAAGTTTAGATGTAACACGGGGGCGTTACCGCCCCCGTACGCTCTACTATCAACACCAGCTTACGCGTGCGCTGCGGCCTTCTTCTCTGCCGCAGCCTTGGCTTCCGCCGCTGCTATTGCGGCCTTTTCTTCCGCCGTCAGGTGCTTCTGGGCTTCCGCCGTGGCCTTGTCGGATGCCGTCTTGACCGCCGCCGCAGCCTTGTCGGCGGCAGCTTTGTCTTCCGCCGCAGCCTTGTCGGCAGCAGCCTTGGCATCATGCGCAGCCTTCACTTCGGCCTCCGTAGCCAGTTTGCTGTCTTCTGCCTGCTGTACGGCAGTTGCTGCCTGCTTTGCTGCTTCAGCACTGGCTGCAGCCCTGTCCGTTGCTGCCTTGGCTTCCACCGCCGCCGCTGCAGCCTTAGCTTCTTCCGGAGAAACCGGAGGAGGAAGCCGCGATAGTGCCTGCTTGACCAGCATGAGAATGTAGCTCCGCTCGTCGGGAACCAGCGGCAGGGAGTTGAGGTAACTCGTCAAGATATTCAGGTTCATCGTCTTCTCCTTAGCCCACAACTTCCCATACAAACGTCTTCGACGCCGGAATCAGCGCCGCCGGGATGGTGAACGTGCCACCATCCGGTGCCCCCTGCAGACCGACAGTGATGCCAGTCGGCGATGCCGCCAGCGTACGCGTACCTGCGGCCACGGTATGCAGTGCCGCACCGTTGGCCATGCCCGCGATCCATTCATCGCTGATGCCGTCGGTCGTATTGAACCAACGCACGTGGCGTGGTACGAAGCCAACCGTAAACACAGTGTTTGCCGCTGCTGCAGCATCCGTCACGACGTAGCCCGTCGCGAAGTTGTTGACGCCCATCGATTGCGTGATGGTATTGGTAGTCAGTGCCATGTTGTCATCTCCTTCAAGCGACAGTGGTAATTGGGGGTGGATCGCCATTTGCAGCGAATGTGGTGGTAGCCACACCGGCATCGGCGTCGAGAGAGGCATTGGTCAGCATGATCGAATCGCGCAGCGAGTTCAGATCCGTAACCACCGAACTGAGATTGGTAGTCCCACCAGTACCGCCGCCACCGCCGCCTGCGATCTGCTTCCTGATCTCCACGATCAGCGCCTCAAACAGCTTCTTGGTTTCCGGGTCCACCGCCGACGCTTGCACCAGCATCGTTGCCGCTGGCATCGGCGCATCCGCCGCCAGCGGTGACAAGTCGAACTCCTTCCGGCGTTCGACCGGCACTTCCTTCTCGGCCTTGCCCTTCACGTGCCGCTTGTCGTATTCCCGCTGACGTTTTTCGGCGTCAGCCTCATCCTGAATCACTTGATCATGTCTGGTAGTCATGACGACTCCTTACGCCGTCGCCGCGACTTCAGCACGGACCAGATACGCATCCTGCAGAATCACTGCAGCTTGCCACGCCTTCCAGCCCACCGTGCCGCGTTGCCCCAGTGGGTCACCCGCCGACGGTTTCGGGTTGACCACCATCGGCGTCAGCGAGTCCTTGCCTTTCAGCGGCACGATACCGAACGCATCGCGAGCGATGAACAGGATCGGGTACACGTCAGCGTTGGTGCCGCTGGTGGAACGCATCAGACCCTTCGCACCACCGGCATCGGGGAACGGCGCAAAGATGGTGCTAGTCAGGTAGCGCACGCGCTCGACTGCACCGATCTCGTTCTCATACGGCGTTGTAGTGCCGTACTGCTTCGGGTTGATATAGCCAGCCATGGTACGGATGTCCGTTTCCAGATCCGGATGCGCCAGCGCAATGAACGCGCCTTCCACCGGTTCCGTGCGGTAGTCCGGCGTGGACTTGACCACACTGGTGATCATCTTGCCGTTCTGGCGCAGGATGCTGGTGGTGATCTGCCGCTGCAGTGCCAGTGAAATCGGCGTTACCACGCCTGCACGCGTCGTCACGGTCGGGGCACCCGCATAGTACACATTGGTCCCCGCCTTCAGGATGTTGAAGCGAATCGTCTCGATGGTCATCGCCGCCTGTTCCGACATGATCGCGGTGGCTTCACGCAGCACCGGATCTTCGTGGGTGTCGGCAATGACATCAGTGGTGGTCACGTAATCACCATACTGGTTCAGCTGGACCGTGTAATCCTGCATCGCCAGCCGGTTCCCTGCCGGAGTCACGCCTTCGACCAGTGGCGTCAGCGCCAACGGCACGTAATACGCCTGCGTGGCAACACCGTTACCGGCAGCACCGGTCGCACCTTGCAGGAAGTAACGCCGGAACTTGGCCGTCTTCGTGCTGTTGGTGGGGATCGGATACGACTGTCCGAACTTCTCGATCACCATGTAAGGCATCGCTCGCGTGAGCAGATCCTTCATGACGTAAGCGACGGTACGCGGGGTAATATCGCCGTAGGTGGTTACATTTGCCATCGTGTATACTCCCTAAATGGGGTTGGGTTACTTCTCGGCAATTGCCTCGGCCCACGCCGCATCAAAATCATTGGGGTCTGCCGCTGCAGTTGTTGCCGTCCGTTTACCTTCGACCACACCCATCGCCTTCGCCGCTTTTTTGGCTGCTTCTGAAATGTTGGTCACCTTCCCGGCAGGTGTCGCCACCGCAGGCTTTACTGCCGCTGCAGGAATGGCTGGTACTGCCCGTCCAGTTGCCTTCTTGAACTCGGAGATCAGGTCAATCACCTCATCCGGTTCACCTGCTTCAACCACTGCTTCGTACACCTTACGCTGCATACCCTTGAGGGTACCGACCCATGCCGACACCTCAGCATGCAACGCTTCGTTGTAATCGTTGTGCCCCTTACGGATCTCGCCGACCACCGTGTGGTCTTCCAGCGCCGTCGTTGACTGCAGCGCCTGTGTGATCAACGGGTCGTACACCCGCTTGATCTCATGGAACACATGCCGCACGGCAGCAGTCAATTCACCGCGCATTCTCAATTGTGACGCCCGCGCCACATCAGGCCAGTCCTCCTCGAAACGTGCCAGCATCGCCTTCTCGTCGGCGCTGTACAGTTCCGGCTCAACCTGCTGCTGGGGTGCTGCTTGCTGCTGCACAGGAGCCGGAGGCGGGGGCGTGGGCGTCTGCGCAGCAGCCGCCTGCTGTGCCTGCAACTCCTTGTACTTCGCTTCCCAGTCAGTCGCCGCTTGGGACGCGCCTGCTGCTGCGGCCTCACCCGCTTCACCCCCTTCGACCACAGGTGCAGGTGGTTCTGCCACAGCAGCAGGGGCTGCTGGCGTCGCACTCTCCCCGGAAGCTGGTTCTGCCGGAGGCGGCGTTGCCGCTTCAGCCTTGGACGCATCCGCTGCTTGCTGTAAAGCGGCAGGCGACGATGTGGTATCGGTGTTAGCTGGAGTTGGTGTTGGTTCCATCAACTCGTCAAATACGCTGGAAAACTCCGCGTATGTTGCTGCTGGTGTTGCGGGTGCTTCCGGTGCTTGCTCGGTCTGGTCCATGGCTAAAGCCTTATAGTGATTTCGTTTTCTATTGTCAACAAAAACGCGTGTTAGTAAGTTAGGTAAGTTAGCTACTCATGGGCTTTTCGATCATGTACTTCAGCATCCGCCGCCATGCCTTAGCTTCACTTTGTTTATCCGCCAACTCCTGCAGTGTGCAATCGATGAATTCTTCCTTCAACCGCTCCAGATTCGACTCCACCAACGTCTTCATCGCTACCAACGTTGGTTCTCCGCGCTGCGTATAGAGCAGGTTGCGCAACGCTACTTCTTCCTTTTTATCGATACGAACACTCAATGCCCACCTCCATTCAGTTTCGGCGGATTCAGCCGCTTCTGCGTTTCCTCGATGCCGTCAGGCACCGTGCCAACATGTCGCGACATCGCCACATCGGTCGGCGTCACGCCCTTCTCCAGTCCCGCCAGAATCGAGTTATACGTCGCCGCGTTACCCTTGGCTGTATTGGCATCGGATTGGGTCAGCGCCTTCACCGAATCAGCCAGCAGCTTACGCACTTCCGCCGACAGCAGTTCAGCCTGCTGTTGCTGTTGAGCTTGCTGTGCTTTCGCTTGTGATTCCTCACGCTGCTTGGCTTCAGCATCGCTGCACATCACCAGATCCACATCCATGTCCCGTACCTGCAGCCGCGCCTTGAGCAGCCCACGCCAGTCGATATACAGCTTCTCCTGATCGTTCAGTGACTGCGCCAGCACGTCGTACTGCATCCCCAGCACCTCCTTCGCCATCAGGCTGGTAGAGCCACGGGGCACCGGTTGAAAGTCGCCTTTAATTGATTCCTTCGGATTAAAGTGACGATTAAACGCCAGCAACGCTGAGAACACCGAATAGGTGAACTGGTCGAAGTTGCGCACCACATCCTTGAACGGCAACGCAGCATCGCCCTTGATCATCGACGCTCCGGCAGCGGTGCGATATGGCTCACTGGGAGCCTTCGACATATCGCCACCAGTAGCCGGACTGACAAACGTTTCCTTATCGGCAAAGTCGGTGAACAAGGTGATGATCTCGCGCAGTTCCTGAATGTGGCTATCGATTGGAATCGAGCGCACGGCGGGGATCGTCGCCGACACTCCCGTGTCGTCGCGATACCACGTCTTGTGCGCGTGCACGTTGGCTACATCCTGATCGGCCCGTAACAATTCGGTGTTAACTTCCAGATTCTGTCCGCACACCACGCTGGCATTATCGAGCGTCATCCGCGTCGCTGCACATACGCCCATCTGCGAATCGCGCATGATCTGCGGCAAGCCCTGTCCGACCAGACTGGAGTCGTCTTCCTCAAACACAAAATGGTGGTACGACTTGATCGCGTCTTCCTCCAGAATCTCCCACGGACTTAGCGACGCCCGAATTACCGTACCGTCGATCATCCAGATCACGCCACGCACCTGCTCGGTCAGATCCTCCGACTCGACTTCCACACCAGCACCCTGCAATTCCTCTCCACCCAGATACCCATCCCAAATCAGGATCTCGTACTTGCGCCCATCGTTGGAAGTCGAGTTGATCTGCGGCCCCATGTTCTTCAGTTCCGACTCGAATGGCCGCGCCTTGTAATTGCCCTGCTGGTGGTCTTCCAGATACTTCAGGATGATCGAGCCGAAGAACTCCGGCTTGTCGGCCAGTTCGCGCAGCTGCTGCCGCGACATCACCTGCCGTTCGAACTGTCCATCCATCTGGTGGAAGTACCTTGCACTCATATCCGGGTAATAGTCCCAGATCGAACAGAAATCAAACTGTGGCATCAGCGCATCAACCTCCAGCGGACTGAGCTTGCCCTGATCGTCGCGCTGCCAACGCCGATGCTTTTCTGAACGCGCATATGGTCCCTTCATGATGCCCATGCCGTAGGTAATACCTGACATGAGTACCTTACGCACCAACGACACATAATCGACCATCTTATCGCCGCCGATACTGCCCAGCTGATCCTCGATCTCCCGCTCCAGATTGACCGCCTTGGGGGCCGCGAAATTGCGGATCGCTGTCTCGATCATGATGTCTTCCACCGGTTGCCCCTGCGCCGTCTGCTCGACCAGCGCCAGCACCTGCGCCATGTCTCCTTCACTGAGATTGGGAACTGGCGAAGCCATGATCCCCCAGTTTTTCTCACCGCCGGAGAACAGCAGATGCATCAGCCGCGCCAGCATCGATACGCACTTGACTCGCGTCAACTTCGGATAAGCCTTGGAGCGTGTTGCATCCAGCTGTGATTCGATCTCCGGGTCGTACTGCCCCAACCGCTGGCGCAGGTTCTTCATCCACCGTATCTCGGCCATGCGCCGGTCAGCCTCGTAGGTACGAAATAAAGCCGACAGACGCTGGCCCAAAGCCCGCATCTGCTCGGGGCTACGCACAGGCAGCGGCGGGGGTGCCTCCGAAGGAATGTCCTGCGCCAGCGGATTGGTTTGAGTGGTGTCAATTAATCGCGGGTCCAGTGGCATGATGTTCTCACCTGAACGCGTACTGATTCACCCGCTGTACCGGGATTGGTGTACGCTGTTGTTGCCGGGCAAAGCGTCCGGCGGCATGTTGGCAGTAACGGCACAAATATGAAAACCCGTCACCCGTATGGCTATGGTTATTCTTCTGGGGGTCCAGTTTTTTATCGCCCTTCCGATTTGTCTCATAGCGCCAGCCCCCTTGCAACGCCCGGATTAGCCCCTTGCAACGAGGGTCAATCAGCAACGCCGGTCCCTTCACCGTCAACCGCGTCGTGTAATGCTCAATCGCTGTCAACCGTGGCTCCAGCTGATTGTTCATGTCAGGGAACTTGACCGTGAACTTGGCTCGCCGGAAGTAGTCCACCGACGAGGCTTCATTCGAAGTCGCTCGTGCATCCGCTGCCGGGTCCGGTGCGATGATCGTCTCGTAGTCGGGGAAGCGCGCCCGCAGCAAGGGACGCAAGCGGTCGTTGATCAACCGCTCCGTACCGTAATCCTCCTGCACCAGTTCATCATAGACGAGCAACCGCCCATCCAGATCCTGCTGCCCGAAAATCAACGCACTGCCACCCACGCCGGGATCGTAACCCACGATCAGGGGTAACAACGGAGTTGGTATTAAATGCTTGTCCGAGATGTGCAGCTGCGCGTTGAACGTCGGCACCACCGCCTTACCGGACAGCGAGTATCCCCACTGCACCTCGATGAACTGCTTGATCCAGTGCACCGACTTGCCAATCATCAGCGAGGTGTAATACTTTTCCCGCCCCGGCAAGTTCTCGACATTCTCGGCTTCTGCAGATAAGCCTGATGGCTGCTGATAAAGCATCACATTGTCGGGTTTATGCTCGTACAGGTACGCATACCACCAGTCATCCTCATTCCCCGGATTCGACGCACCCCACATGCCCCAATTGGTAGCCCCGCCATCATTCTTGGTCGGGTAGCGTCCACACCGCGCTGCCAGCGCCTCGATGATCTTCTCATCGATCTGCACGAACTCGTCAATGATGGCAAACGTCACCTCCAGCGACAGCACCCGCGCCACGTCGTCTGCGGTGTCCAATGGCCGGAACAGCACCTCGCACTCCACATCGCCGAACAGCAACGTGAACTTGCTGTCGGTGGCTCGCCACTCCCCCGCCTGCCCATCCTTGAACCAGTAATTCCACGACGTAAGCGTCGTATCCTTCAACTGCGGCATGGTGTTGCGGACGATCACCGCACGGCTGCGCCGCTTGCCGTCGATGGGAGACTTGGCTTGAAGGGATGCCATGTAGCAAAGCTTAAAGAAAATTCCGGTCGTCTTACCAGACCCCACCGGACCTACCGCCCAATCGAAGAACAACTCACCTTGCCGATGGTGTTTGATGAACTCCCGCATCGTCGGCGGCGGGGTGTAGTTGATGGTGGCCATCAGTGTCTCGGCCCGAAGTACATCGGTGGTGCATCACAGGACATCACCATCATCATGTGCAGATCAAGGAAGCCGATGAACGCCACCAGTTCATCATGCGTCATGTTATCGACGTTCAAGCCGTCCCACTCACAAGTCAGACCGTGGTGCTTGTAATACTCCTGCTGGGAATTCAAGCGCAGATTGGGATGTACCGGTACGGGTTTACGTTTCATTTCGTATCCCCCAGATTGATCTGAATGGCGAAGGTGTTGCCAATGCCGACTTCCCCCGTCTTGGTAGCGTCGTACCCGGCCCAGCGTACCGTGGACTTGATCAGGTCAGCCTGCACCGTGGTCGGCGTCGCCACATCGTGGATCAGCTGCCACGACTTCTCCAATAGCTTCTCGGCTTGCATCTTGGCCTTCAGCCGGAAGCTCACACCGTCCTTCTTCAGTTCATCGACAGCGTTGTTATACGCTAACTGGAAGACGGGGTTCTGTGTCAACTCCGCAAACTCGGCGAAGTCGATGCCGTACGCCGCGCAGATCCGCTGCGGGGTATCGACATGCATCGCCAGTTCCACCGGCAGCATCGGTGGAAAGCCAAGGATCGTCGCCGGATCTTTAAGCGGGTTATAAGGCGTGAGATTGTTCACGTTGGCCCTTCACTTTCTCGTAATAACGGTGCTTTGCCGCCCGAAATTGCTCCGGATTAGCCTTAAACCATTGTCGATTGCGCATCCTTTTGCATGGTTTGCAGTAGTAATCCAGCCCATCTTTAGCCTGTCGATTAACGCCAAAATCGGTGTTTGGCAGGTCTTTATCGCATTCGGAACAGTGTTTCACGGTGCCACCTCAAACATCGACTCAATAACAACGAAGCGCCCCTCCGCTGCCGCCTGCCCGATACCTTCCGACCACCAGCGGTAAGCCCAGACCCCACTCTGCTGGGCATCGATATTGACGTGGTACTTGCCCACGGCATCCTTCTTCAAATCAGTGCTGATACCGTATTGCAGCTGGAAGGTATTACCATCTGGTTTGGTGTATTCAAAGTGCACCGTGGTCGGGTCAACCAGCGCCCCGTCGCCCATCGGCGGGGGCGCGTTGCGGAACTCGGTGTCGGCAACGACCAGTGATCCCAAGACGTAGCGCATGTTCTTTCCTTATCGCAAACGAGCGGTAACCGTATATTTCGCCGATGGAATTTTTATGGTCGGCGCGGTACGGGTTCTTGGCTTGACAATATAACGCAGTTGTGGCAATGGCGCATGCGGTGGTCGTTCTACCCGTGCATCGACCACGTACTTGCGCTGCAGCGGCTGCGCCAGTGGTGGTCGATGCACCCGTGCATTGACCACCCATGGCCGCTGCGGCAGCGCCACCGGGGGTAGTCGCCGGGTGCGCGGCTGGACCACGTACAGCGGCTCCGGTGACCGCATGGGCGGTGCCCACGCACACGCCGTACTGGCCGTTGCCGTGAACAGCGGCCACGTGGTGTGCCGGATGTCGCCGACCGAAATGAGCAGCTTCCACGTCAGCTTGACATCGATGCCGGTGATGTTGTACGCCGCCGGTTCAGCAACGAGCCGGTAGTGACGGCGGAAGACGAGATTGACCAGCGGGTTGCTTACGACGTAAGTCGTCGGTGCCGCGACCAACGTGTACTTCCGGCGCAATCCTGCGGGAACACCGGTAACGCTGTACGCTGCTGGCGCGGCCTTGAGGACGTAACTTTCGCGGAAACTGACTGGTATTCCAGTCAGGGTATAACTGCCATACTCGGCCTTGAGGACATATGTACGGCGGAAGTTGACCGGCTTGCCGAGCAGGGTATAGGCCGCGACGGTGACCGGCAGCGGCCAGTTGATGTTCTTGCGCAGGGTGACAGGTATTCCCGTCAGCGTGTACGCTGCCGGTGCCGCCACCATGCGGTAACCGAAGCCGTACTTCAGCAGCGGCGGGATGCCAGTCAGGGTGTACGCCGCTGACGTGGCCTTGAGGACACGGCCATAACGCAGCACCAGCGGTTGGATGGTGGCGACGTACGACCCGACTTCGGCCTTGAGGACGTAGGTACGACGGAACGTCGCCAGATTGCCCGTCAGGGCATACGCCGCTGGTGTCGCCACCAGCCGGAACGTGCGGCGCAACGCGACCGGCGGCGCGGTCAGGGTATAGACCGTGGTCGCGGTGTAGGCACTGGTCAGGACGTAGGTGCGGCGGAAGCCGACCGGGATGCCGGTCAGGACGTAGCTCGCCGGGGCGGCAACGAGCGTGGTCCCCCGTTGATACACCAACCCGACCGGCAGTCCGGCCAACGTGTAACTAGCGACATCCGCCCTGAGAATGAACGCTGCACGGGTGGTGTAGATCAGGACGGCATCGATGCCGGTGACCGCGTACGCGGCAGTGTCGGCCTTGAGGACGTAGCTGCGCCGGAAGCCTGCCGGGTTGCCGGTCAGTGCGTATGTCGTGGGGGATACGGCGAGAACGTACGTGCGACGGAAGCCAACCGGCAGTCCGGTCAGGGTGTAGGTCGCCTTGGTGGCAGGCAGCACATACGTCACGCCGTACTTCAGGAAGGCATCGACCCCGGTCACGGCGTACGCGGTGGACGTGGCCTTCAGCACGTAGCTGCGCTTGAATCCGACCGGCAAGCCGGATACGGCGTATGCCGCCGGGGTTATAGCGAAGCTATACCCCCGGCGCAGCCCGGTATTGATGCCGGTGACGTTGAACTGGGCCGAGGTGGCGACCAGCGCGTAGGTGCGGCGAAAAGTTACCGCGACCCCCGCGACCACATAGGGCGCGACGGTCGCGGGAACTTTGTAGCCGAGGCCGTATTTGAGAGTGGCAGCGACTCCGGTCAGGGTGTACGCCGCAGGCGTCGCCTGCAGCACGTACGTGCGGCGGAAGCCGACCGGCAGGCCAGTCAGGACATACGCCGCCGGGGCGGCGGTGAGCTTCTTGAAGACGCTGTAGACGAGGCCGGTGGTGGTCCCTGCCACCGCGTAGGTTGCGACATCGGCCTTCAGCGCGTATTTACGTTTGAAGCCTGTGGCCGGGGCACCAAGGGTGTAGCTGGCCGGGGCGGCGACGAGGTTGAACCCCCGGCGCAGCCGGTTGGTGACCGGCGCGGCCAGCGCATACGTCGTGACGGTGGCAGGAAGGGGCTTGTAGCTGCGCCTGAGCGTCGCGGGCGGGGCAGTGAGGGTGTAGGTAGCCAGATCCGCCGTCAGCGGCTTGTAGCCCTTCCTAAGCCCTGCCGGGATGCCGGTGAAGGTGTACGCTCTGGCCGTGGCGACCAGATTGAACCCCCGCCGCAGTCCGGTGGTAGGGCCGGTGACAGTGAAGGCGGCGGGGGTGGCGGTGAGGACGAAGCCCCGGCGCAGGGTGACCGCGACCGGGGTGAAGGTGTATGTCGTTACCGTCGCTGGCAACGCCTTGTACGACCGGCGCAGACCGGTGGCGAGGCCGGTCAGCGTGTACGTCTGGACGGTAGCGGTGAGCTTGTAGGACCGCTTGAATCCCGTGGTGATGCCGGTAAAGGCGTAGGTCCGCACGGCGGCGGGCATGACGTAGCCCCGGCGCAGGGTTGTTGCCGGGGCACCGAGGGTGTACGTCGTAACGCTGGCCGGGAGCTTGTACGTGCGCTTGAAGTTAGCGGCGATGCCGGTGAAGGCGTAGGTGCGGACGACGGCGGGGAGGACGAAGCCTCGCTTCAGCCCGGTAGCTGGTGCGGCGAAGGCGTAGGTGGTAACCGTCGCCGGGAGCTTGTACGTACGCTTGAATAGCGCCGCAACACCGGTGAAGGTGTACGCGGCTACGTCGGCGGTGAGGGTGTATGCCTGCTTGACACCGCTGACCGCGCTGATCGGTGCTGCGGAGATGGGGGTGTGGCCGAGCATGTCAGGCAGTCAATGCTGCCAAATCGTTGGCATAGGAAACAACGTTCCAAATACGTACATTACGTATTTGCCCCCCTATCGCCAGCCCGACCCATGGCGAATAACCCACGCTCATGGTGGATGCGGTCATGGTGCCAGCGAAGGGAGTCAGGGCAACATTAGCTTGACCACTGCCGGTACATATCTGCTGCCCACTGCCCCAAGACGCTGCCAGCTTGCGCGACGCGGTATAGGTACTGGGCAGTCCAGTTTTAATGGCCAGATTGGTACCATCGTAAATACCTATACTGTCCGCGCCATAACTGCCCTGAATCATCAACGGCAACTTATACGTTTCGCTGGTGAGATAACCACGCTGCTGCCATGCAGTCTGCCACTTGGTCTTGACCTCACAATAGGCAGTACCGACACCAGCGGCCATGTTACCTGACGCGGCCCAACTCAGGATGTCAGTGCCACGAGTGGCAATGGCGTATTGACAGGGGTAGGTATAGGGATCGCTGCCAGTGTCCACCACCGTCAGGCCGTAGAGATACCAAGCCGGACTGCCGCTGCCACCATAAGAAGTGCCGCTCTCCCCGAAGATCCCGATGTTCATGGCGGTACCTGCAGCCACTCCTGATAATGCCTGCCAGCAGAAGTACCACCCATCCTTGTAGGGGATGATGCCAGCCCCCCGGAAGGTACCGGTGCCACCAGCCAGATACCCGCCGTTGGTCGAGCCGTTGCCGGTCAGGTAATAAAGCGTCTGTACGGTATCGGGACCAATGCTGTAATTCACCAGTACGTTGTTACGTTGGTAAGGCTTGACGAAAAGACCGAAGAATGAATTCTGGGTGGCGAAGGGCAACGTGCCGTAGGGGTTGATGTAATGCGCGGAAACACCCGCAGTTTCCACGATGCCGCAGGCGTAATAGTCCCCGGTCGGTCCCGCAGTGATTTTGTTCTGGTAGGTCATCCCCGCCGCACCGGCCACGGTGAAGTCCCACTCGATGCCGTAGGCGACCGTGGTCTGCGTGTCCATCAGGATGCCGAGGGGGCCGACGGCATCGCAGACCATGGCGCTGGCACCATTGGTGGTATTGAGGGGTGTGCTGCCTGCAATCTCATTGACCACATTACCGGTCATGGTGTTGGCGAGCTTGGTACCGAAACACTGCACACCATCGACATTGGAATAGGAAATGGTAAACAGCCCCATGCCGACGCTGACGTATTCACCGGGGTTGGTGTTCGACTGCCCCGAGATGAGTTCGAATTGCACATCGCCGATCATCAGGTCGGCAGACTGCGAGTTGTTGACGCCGCCGCTGTTGGTGCCGTAAAGGCCGATGGCAAAGCTGGGTGCCGAGGCATAGGTGGCGGTGAGCAGGAACGAATAGCGCACCGGGCTGGTGTTGGTGATGGTGAAGTTGATAATCTGGTTACTGAGGGCGAAGACCAGATTGATGGGGTTGCCCAGCGTCCACAGGTCGGCTGTCAGTCGGTAAGCAGCGGTGGTGTACGGCACCACGATGACTTGGTACATGCTGCACACGCCGACTGCCAAGTCGTTGCCCCGGTTCAGCTGGCAACGGGTGGCCTGCGATCCGCCATAGTCCCACGTCAGGACCGGTGCCGCTGAATTGAGGCCGACGTTGTATTTCGTCCATGGTGCAACAGTCAAGTTCTGGGATGACCCGAGGATCATGTTCTCCACCCGCCGCGCACCGGGGAAACGAGCCTCGTTGGCCTTGCACTTACGGAGGACGCCCTCCCAGTCCTGCACCGTGCCCCCGGCCCCGCCGCAGGAGAACGTCGGCGTGGCGTTGCCACTGGCGACGTTGGGCCACAGCCGGTACATCAGCGGGACATCGAAGGTGTTGCTGCCCGCCGCAGGCACCTGCGCTGGCAGATCGCCCCAGTACATGGAAGGGGCGAGATCCATCAGGCGAACATCGGCTGCATGGTGCCGAACATCTGACTGCCGTCGCTGAAGAACGAAAAGCCATCGGTAGCACCGCCAGCGACCGACAGCGTGGGCTTGCGTCCGTTGGGGAACTTGAAGCAGGCGTTCCACGTCACGGTGCGTACGCCGCCGTCCTGCACCAGCAGCCACAGGTAGGTGCGGCCCGCGACTTGGTTGATAGGTGCGGCCATGGTGATGTTGGAGGTGATGCTGCTCCAGCAGGACGGCAACAAGGCAACGTCCCAAGTGGTGGTAGCTGAGAGGGTCAGGTTGCCGTAGCTTGGACGCACGGCGTACAGTGTCCAGTAGCTGGTGTTGGTCGGGGTGACTGCGCTGTTGCCGATGACGCAGACGTAAACACCACCGCTGTATAACACCATGTCCCCAACGCCATAAGCGACGGCTGCGGAATAATTGCCAAGCCAGCGCATCATGGGTTGTCCGCCCACGGTCAGCGTGGTGGACAGCCGCATCACCTCGTTACCGGGGGCGAAGCCACCGCGAGTCCACACGAAGTCGGCGGCGGCAACGTTGATGGACACGAACTTGCCGGTAGTGTTATACGTCCAAGTGTCGTTGGCGACAAGAAGGCCGTTGGTGGCGTAAGTCGAGCCTGCCTTCTGGATGTAGAAATTGCTGTTGATGCTGATGCCGCTGGCGGCTGCGGTGTTGCCGCCGGTATCGGTGAAAGACAGTGTGTTGCCACCGATGCGCAAGGCTTCGTTGCCTGCACGCGACCAGAGGAAGTCGGCAGCAGCGGCATTGGCGAACAGCATCGCCCCGTTGCTGTTGTAGATCCACGCCTGATTGCCGGTCACCAACCCGGCGGGGGTGTAGTTGGGACTGAGTTTGTGCAGGGCCAGCTGGTTGCCAGCGGAGGCTAAACTCAGTCTGGCGAACGAGGTAGCACCGGTATCGGCCTGCGTCGCCGCCAGCGACGCCCCACCCGCCTGCTGGGCAGTGACCGACAGCCCCCCGCTGACAGCATCGTGGGTCAGGGCAGGAGAACCGATGATGGCATTGCCCGCACTGCCGTAGGCGATGTAGGTGGCGGTCAGCCCCGGTGCGGCACCGGTAGCTCCTGTGGGGCCGGTGGAGCCGGTAGCGCCCGTGATGCCGGTAGTGCCTGCACCCGTGGCTCCGGTGGAGCCGATGGTGCCTGTTACACCCGTCACGCCGGTCGGGCCAATCGCCCCGTCCAGCTTGTGCATAGCGAACTCTGGTGAGTAGTTGCCGTTAGTAGTGACATTCAGGGTCGAGCCAGAGGTCTGATAGACGATCAGTTCGATGTAGTCGTTGACCGCCAAGTTGTAGATGGTGCTGATCGCCACGGCGGTGGAGTTGACTGAAACGCCAATCCGAAAGTCGTTGGCGATGGTCGTCGCACCGTTCAACAGCAGGGACAGCCCACGGTTACCGGTAGGATTCACCGCAATGAGGACCGTGCCGGTAATCAGGTACTTCCCGGCAGTCCTGCAGGTCAGCCGGGTGTTGTTGATGGCAGTGTCGTGAATGCTGTCGGTGTCGTAGCGTTCGCTGTTGAAGGCGAGCGCCACCGAGGTGCTGCTCGCCACCGCTTGGTCCACGCTGTGGTAGGCCCGGCAACCGATGGATGACGGTGCGCCGGTAGCGCCCGTGGCCCCGGTAGCACCAGTCGCCGTTATGTAGTCGGCAGGCAGGGTGTTGAAGACGGTTTTCGCACCCGCCGAGAATGACACCAAGGCATTGGCGTTCGAAGATGCAAGGACAAGATCACGAGTGAAACTATTACCAGCGAGGGTATAGGTGCCGATGCCCACCTCCCATTCCGTGAGCGTGTCATGCTCGATGGTGTAGGCGAAGGTGTTGCTGTTGCCGATGGTGGACAGCGGGCGGAACTTGGCGAAGGCGGTGCCGCTGCCGACAAAGGCACCGGTGCCGGTCGAGGTGGACGGCTCCTTGATGCGGTCGCGGTACACGTAGGCCACGTCACCTCCCTAAATCGGTTGTCAACGTAGCGCCCGTCACTGCAAAGTCAGCACCCCTGCCGCTTGGTCGAAGTCGGTGGTGAACGTCTCGGTGTCCGCTGGCGTGATGCTGGAGCCGTAGTCGTACCAGCCGATGAGGGGACCACCGGCAGCGGTGCTGTTGTACAGCACCACGTAGCGGAAGGCGGGGAGGGGACCACCGGCAGCGGTGAACACCACGTCGTTCAGCACCAGTTTGTAGATGCCGCCGGTCTGCACGCTGGTGACGACCGTGGCGGTCGATCCTCCCGAGGTGTAACCGAAGCCAGCGGCGATCTGGGTGATGTTCGCCAACAGCGTGTTGGTGTTCACCGGCAGAGTATTCGTAAGGCAGACTTTCAGCACGTCGGTGCCGAGGTTGTGCACTTTCTCGGACAGATCCTCTACGAAGCAATTGAACTTGTTCAGCGCAGCCATGGTGGTTCTCCCTCTAGGGGTGGTGGGTTATGGCGGGGGAGCATACCACCCGTGGCAAGCGTTTGGTCGTGGTAAGTTAGTGGAAATTTTTTGGAAAATTATGTAACATCATGATTGGTGTACGTTGAAAACTTCCAAATCCTATGGGTGTGATGGGGGTGAGCCTTTGACTCACCAGCGTTCATTCCCCCTTCGGCCCCCTCAGCTGGCAAAAGAATTCTTTTCGACCGGCCAGGCCGTTGCAAGTGCAACCATCGCAGTTACACCTATTCTGCTTGACATGGCATGCGTTACCCATACAATGTGAACTGTTGACGACGGCGAGCCATCTGTGTTTACCCGTCAACCGGCGTTTTGTGTAGGCATGCCTATACAACACGCCACAACATGAAAGGAATCAAGATGTCCAAGAAATTCGATAAAGCCGCAATGACCAAGGCGCAACGTGTGACTGAGGCGAAAGCCGCAGCCGCGCAAGCGGAGTTCAACGCGACGATGATCGAAGCAGTTCGCAAAGGCGCGCAAGCAAAGGGCGAGGGGGATTCAGCCGCATCGGTCATTCTCGCAGCCGTCAAGAAACTGCGCGCTGACATTACGGACGGCGAGCGTTATCGTCGGGCGTTAGTCGAAACCATGGGTAACGCGGATAAGACTCCGGGCAAGAACGATGCCGGTACTGTCGGCGATGCGTTGAAAGCAGACAAGACGCTCAGCGAACAGTATGTCCGTGACATCATGTCCTACGGTCGCAAGTTCGGTCGCGCTCTGTTCAATCCAACCTTTAGCACGGTTAACGCAAAAGGTAAGGAAATGACACTGCGCGCTCTAGCAAGTAGCGTTGATGCGAACGGCAAGCCAAAGGTAAAAGCCACTGTTGAACCGACGGCGGAAACTCCGACAGCGAAGCTTGATACGTCCCCCAAGGCATTAGATGCGGCTGCGAAGCTGTGGATTGATTCGGGTGCATTCTCCGAATTGTTGGAAGCGGCTGCGAAACGGCTGGCAAAGGTTGCGGCTGAGGCGTCCAAGCAACTGAAGGTAGCAGCGCAGTCATACGCGGCTGCGACCGAGTAACACTAACCCGCGTGTTGTGTAGGCATGCCTACACAACACGCACAATCGAAAGGGCATCAAATGAGTTTGGCAAAGGAAAGGCGCGCATGGTTGGACGCGCGCAAGTCACACGCATCGCGCCTCGCATGGTTGGTTATCGAAACGGCGAGCATGGCGCATGAGGGTTTTATCACTCATCGCGAATCGGGCGAGGGTATCGCCGAAATGCATACTCTGTCCGAGCATGAGATCCGCATGCTGTTTACCGCATGGGGATTCTAATCTAACGCAGCAAACGAACCCGGCTTCGGCCGGGTTTTTTTTCGCCCTCGATTCGTGAGTTGCACAACCCGGCTCGCGCCCCATGCATGGGGCGCGAAGCGTCACCGTAGTAACTCAGCTATGGGCGTAGGGCATCAAGGTATGGGTCTAGGGCTTGCGAGAAGGGGTCTAGAAGGCACGATCAAGGGCATGGGTGGGCACCGGCACCGTAGCTCAGCGATAGGTCTAGGCGCTTGTATAGGCATGCCTACACACCACACATGCGTGGCACACAAAATACATATACGTTACATGCATGTAAGATGATTAGGCACGTAAGTCGCTGATTCGGCAGCGTAAAAGAGGGTACGGCAAAAGTGCGTACCGAACTCGCGTGTTACATTCCCTACGTAAGTTATTGTTCTGTTTATTTATTTATTTATTAATAATCAATAATACAAAATAAACAGTAAAAACAGAGGATGCGAAATGTAGAAAGTGGGTCCGGGTCCGGTAAGCGGTTTGCCGGAATACCTATACCAAGAACGTGCTTACCGGACCCGGACCCACTCGCTATGTACCTCGATGTGAAAAACACTGCTTTTTCTGCTTTTTCTGCTTATTCGTTTGATAATCAGTAGCTTGCCTGCCAACGCGACTGCTTTTTTAAGCAGATTTGGTAAGTTAGTTGCCGGTAAACTTCGATTTGTATACTGGGGTACTACATGATGTTACCTAAGCTCGATTCGTGTATTCATTCACAAACACAAGCAGGACATACAAACGTGATCCGAGCTAACGTTAACACTACATGCACCCTCACCTCAAAAACCCACTTGACACCCTCACTAACTTACTAAACACTACCAATCCCAACCCCGAGGAGCCGCCCGATGTCCACTAAATCCCGTACCGAATACCGCCAGTTGCTGGACGCTGCCCAACCGGGACAGGCGGAACATCAACGCCACACCCATGCCCTTGCCGTCATCGCTGCCATTGCCGCATGGCCCCCGCTGTCGGTGTGGGACGAGTTGGCGGAATGGCCGTTGCGCTTCGACGCCCATCAGCGCGAACATGCACTGCACGCCCGCAACCTCGCCATCATCCGCGCCCATCCCGACTATCGTGACGCCATGGCCCGCACCCGACATTGGGTTTTGTCCAAGCACGGTCAGTTCCAACTCCATGCCGATTCCTATCGCCGCCACCGTGCCTATGTGGGCGCATGCCGTCGCCAATTGCTCGATGGTCGCTTGACCCCAAGCCAGTACACTACGCAGGTGGCCCAAGCCAAGGCCGACATGCGCCAGCGCATTGCCGAGTACGAGCGGCAGACCGACACCCCATCCCCATACAAGCTGCGTAAACAGGTTGAATGGATAGCACGTCAAATAGAAAACTCATCCAGTACCCCCTTGACATAACACCTAAAATAGGGTATAATAGGGGTTCAGTCGGAATTCATCCCGACTGAGGGCAGCGGAGCTTTGCCCCGCTGCTCCGCCCCGCTCCTTAACAATCGCAGTTCCAAGCAAGTAAGGCAGTACAAGGTAGTGTAGGCATGCCTACACAACCCTGACGATCAACAGCATCATGATCGACACTGAGACAGCAAGCCAAAGCGGTACGACGCGTCGCCATGCCTCACAAGGCGTGGCCCGATAAAGTTCAGCAGCAACGGCAGACCACCCACCCCCCGCAGCGTTCAAACGTGTGCGGCAGGTAGGCGCGGTGCCCGCGAGGCTGGTACGACTGCACCAACGCCAGCGAGACCTTCGCCTCAGCCCCCTCGATCCCACGCACCCTGTTGTCAGAAGCGCGTCCTGCCTGCTTGTGAAGCGACCCTGCACCACGCCCAAGGTAACGCCCCGGCGTGCCACTCAGTGCAGGCTAGCGCAAGGTGATACAGACCAAGCACGGCCACCGCGCCGTTGCCCGTAACGCGCACTCCCGGCATGGACTTGCAACCGAGATACCCCGCAGCAGCACCAGTGCTGCGGACCCTCATGCGACCTATCCCCCCACTCAGCATATGCTAGTGCGCGGCTGTCCCTTGTTCGACCAGTTACCCACGCTGCTGCGGCGAACCCGAGAGGGAACGCATCAGCCTCTTTCCCGCGACACATCCACGCACGACGGGCGTACCGTCATCCATCATGTCGCATGTTAGGGAACCGAGAGGCGAGCAGCGTGACGGTCATTTCTTGCTGTGTTGTGTAGGCATGCCTACACTGCCCAGCATCAAGTGACTCATCAACTCAATCAAAGGAAACAGCAGTGAACAACTTCAACACCAACGACAGCATCCGCGACTTGGACTGCATCGTCAGCATCAACGACACCATCGAGTCGCACGGCGTCGCCATCAACAACAACGAACGGATCAAGGATCTGATCGAGCGCGTGACCGGGATGGAGGTGCAGATGAAGGAGGCCAACCGCCGCATCATCGCCTTGACCATCGAGCAGACGTGCACCCCCGTGCCGGTGCCCAGCGACGCCATCGAGAAGCGCATCAACTACCTGCGCATCCGAGGCGACACGCTCGACAAGCAGAAGGAATGCGACAACCTCGCGCTGCGCTGCGAGGATCTGACCAAGGCTCTCAGCGAAGCTGAACAGCAGTCGGCGGATTGGAAGCGCAGCTTCGACATGGAGCAGGGCAACGCCGACGGTTGGTACAAGACCGCCCAGAAGTGGGAGAAGGCGTACACCACTGCCGAGACCAGCCGCAAGAACTGGGAGGCCAATGCCCACCAGCACGAAGCCAACAGCACGGCATGGGAGCGCAATTACCACGAGGCCAAGGAGCGCAGCAATGAGTGGGAAGCCAAGTACCACGAGATGGTGAAGTGCCGTGACCAGTGGCGCGTCAGCTTCAACCAAGCCGACAACCGGGCCAAGGAGTGGGAGGATGAGTACGACACCACCGAGGAACGGGTCAACGAGTTGGCCAAGGAGAATGCGGAATGGGAGCGCCGCTTCGACGCCCTGCGCCACGACTTGGACGGCACCATCAGTAGCCACGAGCGGCAACTGGCAGACCTGACCAAGGAGAACGAGCGGTTGCAGCACCTGCTGTCAAGCATCAACAGCCTGATCCAGTAACTAACCCCAACCGGGCGGCACTCGTGCCGCCCACAACTGAAAGGAAGCACCATGCTGAAGAAACTCACGCAACACCTACGCAGCAACAAGCACAAGTTCATCCGTACCATCGAGATGTGCTACACCGAGTACGATCCCACCTACGGCTCGCACATCGGCATCATGTATCACAAGGACGTGGACATCGTGGACTTCGACGCCCTGCTCGATGCCATCGACGCCTTCTCCGAGGAGTTCGCATGAACCACATCTTCGATGTCATGTACCGCATCAACGGCATCAACCGTCTGATCCACGTCACCACCCGTGACCGTTGGCGTGCCGTGTCGCTGGTATGCGAGGCGTACCCGCAAGCCACCCGTGTCCACGTGGTCGAACCCCACAGCGAAGCGATGGCAGCGTATTACGACTGCCGCCTCGCCAATGACTAACCAACCACAAGGAGTCACCGTAGTGCCCACACGCAAGCTCACCCCCGACCAACAGGCCATCACTGACGTGCTGGAAGGCATCAAGGACGAACCCAAGCTGGTAGTCAAAACCAACCATGTGCCGCGCCCCGTGCTGTACTGGTGGGACTTGACCGACAAAGAGAAGCAGGAGTTCGACTATCTGGACACCGAGGCCAAGCAGGACGAAGGCCACTTCTTCCGTTACAGCGGCATGGTGTATGACCTGAACGAGTTCCAGTCCATGCACCACCACGCTGTGCAGATGCAGGTGCACAGCAAGCTACGTAAGTGGGATGGGTTCATGACCGACTCGTATTTCAGCGGGGTGCTGATCAAGTACCCGGTGTGCGACGACTGGCGTGACAAGTCGTATGAGGAAGTTATCGTAGGTACGTATTACTCTTAACAGTGTAGGCATGCCTACACACCAATCGAAAGGAAACACCGTGAACCGCTACACCAACCGCTACGACAAGCCACTCATCAACGCGCAGGACAACCTGATGGGGCGTACCCATTACGTTGACCCGCAGTCCCTGCGTTACCACCACAGCCGCATCATCAGCGCATGGCCAAGCGCGAACGGCCTGTTGTACATCATCATCGAGTCCTGCGCGCTGAACTACGACAACACCCGGCGTGGGTTCCGCTACGTGGTGTTCGACCTGTTCGGCAGCGTCGTGGCTCGTCCCGATCTGGATGACTGCTTCGCCACCAGCAAACGTGCCCGCCAAGCCCTGTACGACGCGCTGGATGGCATCGACGCGGTGGCTATCAACCTGTGTGCCATCGACCAGCAGATCGCCCGTCTGCAGGGCTTGAAGGATGAAGTAAACCAACTTAAAGAGGAGCAGCAATGAACGAAGATCAAAAGGCAATCACTGCCGTGCTTGAAGGCAACGCATTCACCGCGTACGAGTCCACCGACCGCAAGAAGAACCCGACCCCTATCCTCGTGCGGCACATGACGGAAGACGAGGTGAAGAACCTCATGCAATGGGGGTGGTACGAGTTCATCGACGGCCCCAAGATCCGCCGCTTCAAGGTGAGCAGCATCAAGTACCGAGGGCGCGGTGCCGAGCGCCACATCGAAACCATCAAGTTCAAGTTCGGGCTGAAGACGTACTGGGACTTGTTTCCTGAAACCTGCACTAAAACCCTGATCGTGAGGCTGTGATGAATTACGAATCTCCGCTGTATATCTTCGATCTCGATGGCACGCTGGCTGACTGCAGGCATCGCCTGCACTACATACCGCATGACTGGCCTGCGTTTCATGCAGCATGCGTGTACGACCAGCCGATCATGTCCAACATCAAGACGCTGCATACGCTGTATTACGCGGCCAACTGCGACGTATGGATTGTGTCCGGCCGCAACGAGTGCGCTCGTGCGGCGACCATGCACTGGCTGGAGCAGCACAACATCTGGGTGGAGAACGAGGAACTGATGATGCGTGCTGATGGTGACTTCCGCCCCGACGATGTGGTGAAGCAGGAGGTGCTGGACAACATGCTCGATGAAGACCGGGCGCGTATCGTCGCCGTGTTCGATGACCGGCAGCGCGTCGTTGATATGTGGCGGCGCAATGGTGTTACATGTTTTCAGGTAGCACCGGGAAACTTCTGAATTACCCTCAACTAATAGTGACCGACTGAAAGGAATGCAATGAACGAACGTAAGCCATTCACCCCCCTCCAATACTGGGCCAGCAACGACTTGCCGGAGTGGGCCTGCCGCATCATCACCCGCTCCCCCGAGCGCATCTTCGCCTTGCCATCGGAGATGGTGCTACTCCCCGGCAATTCGGTGTACTTCGACACCGCCCGTATGTGGAGTGATGGGGTTCTCGGTGCTACCCAACGCTGGAACGACGATGGTGAATTGACCATGAACTACCCGCACTATCTGATCGAAGACTGGCAGGACTGGGGTGATGACGGGCATGTTGTGTATCAGATATGCGGCTATGCCGTGCTGAACGCCGAGGATGCACAGGCATTCCACACGGCGGCGCGTGTCGCCACCGACCGCTGGGAATTCCCTTACATCGAGTATCGGGAGGATGAGTTCAACAAGGCTGTTGTTGCCGAAATGAAAAACCAAATGAAAGGAACGACCAAATGAAATACCAAGTAACACGTGAAGTGTTGTTGCAAGTAACGGTCGAGGCCAGCAGTGAAGTGCTGGCTGAAGCGGTTGCTGCCGAGACCGATCTGGATGAGTGGACTGCCGAGACCAAGAGTGAGCGTATCGAACCGGTCGATGATGATGCCAGCCCTGCCCCGGCCTTGGCCAATCGGCTGCGCGATACGCTGAACAACAACCGCAACCACATGGCGCAGTTCGAAATCGAAGCTGTCGCCGAAGCCATCAACCTGATCGAGATGCTGCAACGGACGATCTCGAAATGACCGACAAGAAGGTCACCGTAGTGCCGCGTGCCCATCTGGTACTCATCCTCACTCGCGAGCAGTTGCAGCAGCTGGACAACAACTGGACGGTGAACGGCTCGATCACGTGGTGCACCAAGCACGAGTTGCCGTTCGCCTTCTGTAAGTGCATGCCCAATCCCAAAACCTACCGACTCGAAGGCGACTATCCGGTGCTGGAGATTGTATGAAGAAAGAGTTACATATAAAGCGCATTAATCGTGTAACATTAGTGTTACATGGTATAGGCAGTGAGTTTTTCGCTTTACCGCGTCATTGGTGTGAGAAGCACGACACCATGTTCGCGGTGTGTACGTGTGTAGGCATGCCTACACACACTGCATTTGGCAGTGAGCAGTATCCCTTAATCGAAGTAGTGGACTAACTAAAGGAAAAAGCAATGAGTAACATCAGAAGTAGTGTAATGCTGGGTAATCTCTCCATGGGTGCGTGGGCGGCGCGAGTGTCGGCCAAGGACGTGGCGCGGGCGGCGGAAGCCAAGGCCAACGCCAAGAACGGCACCTACACCGCGAGCAAGAAGCTGGCCGATGGCGTGGATGAGTTGGTCGCCATCAAGAGCAAGCAGAGCGAGGTTCGCGCCGAGTGGTACAAGATGGGCGAGCGGTGGTTCGACAACGGCACCCGTGCCTTCAAGGGCGTCAAACTCATCGATGTGACCCAGCAGATGCTGCAGTGGGACCGGGAGCATGACGCGCTGGTCGAGCGGTTCATGCGGGTGTACCCGTCGATGGTGGCGGGCAAGCAGTACGATCTCGGCTCCGACTACAACCCGCGTGACTATCCCCCGGCGGATGTGGTGCGCAGCAAGTTCTACTTCAAGTTCGACTACTTCACCATTCCCGACAGTGCCGACATCAGGTTGATGGAAGGCATACCACCGGAAGAAGTGGAGGCGATGGTGGAGGAAGCCGAGAAGCAGATGAAGGAGCGGCTGCACGCCTCGCTGTCGAGCGCGGCGACCAAGCTGTTCAAGTGCGTGGAGAAGATGCACGAGAAACTGTCGGTCAAGGTCGGCGAGCCGGGGCACATCTTCCGCGACTCGCTGGTGGATAACTTGGTGGACCTGATCGAGATCATGCCCAACCTCAACATCATCGATGACCCGGCGTTGAAGGCACTGACGGTGGAGGCCAAGAAGCTCACCATGTACTCGCCCGAGGTGTTGCGTGAGGATGCAACGGCACGTGAGTTGGCGGCGAAGAAGGCCGGTGATCTGGCGTCCAAGCTGTCGTCGATGTTCAACACTGATGGAGACGAGGAATGACGTGTGATTGGCTTTCGATACTGACTTTATGCTTATCCGGTTTCTCTATCGGTGTAGCGTTCGCCTGCTTCGTACTTACTTGGAATAAATTATGAGCCTGTTTGGCTGGAGTTTGCCCCCCGGCTGCGGCACCTTGCCGGGGGAGGAGGATGAGGGACCGTGCGAGGTGTGCGGTCATTACATCGATGCGTGTGTATGCCCCGAGTGCAAGGTGTGCGGTGAGCATGGCAACCCTGCCTGTTATATCGGCACGGGTAGACCCGGCTATCGTGATGACCACGGCATGATGCGTACCGATGAGCAGCGGTTGGCCAAGGCCGAGCGTGACTTCATAGATGAGGAGGATCGGAAGGCGTGGGAAGCCGAGGCCCAATACTGGGCCAGTGCCGAGCGCGAGAAGGAAGCTCTCGATCTGGAGCAATACTGGCGTGACTGTGAAGCCTATTTCAAGGAGGTGAAATGAGCGACCAGTACGACTTCGTACTCGCCGCTCGCTATGAGTTCGATGTTACGAGTGGCGATTACTGCGCTGTCATCTGCAAGCAGTGGCGCGACCAACCCGTGATGGAGGTCGTCGCCTGTGGTGTGGAGCAGTCCGAAGAAATGATTTTGGTGTGGCTGCGTGAGACTATCCGGCTCATGCGGCAGTACCAACGCACCGATGTGAGTGTACCGGATGCAATTGAACGTGCCCTTAAACAACCAACCCATTAATTAAAGGAAAAAGCAATGGCTCCAATGAAACTGAAGCAAATCCCCGCTGTTCTCCGTCGTTCGCTGCTGGCCAAGACCAACATTTGGATCTGGGGCGAGCCGGGTATTGGCAAGACCCACATGTACATCAAGACAGCGCGGACGCTGAAGGCGGGCATCCCTGACCTGTACTTCGGGTCGTTCTATGCACCGACCATGAGTCCCACCGACATCCAGTGTGCCATGCCTAACATGGAGACGGGTGTGTTGGACATCTTCAACAACGGCGCACTGCCCAACGGTTACGACCCGGCATTCAGGGATCGTGTTGGCTTCATTCACTTCGGCGAGCCGGGTAACACCGACAGCATGACGTTCAAGCTGCTGCAGAAGTATGTCAACGGCGAGGATATGAACGGCAAGCTGATCAAGCCCGAGAACATGATCGTGATCGGCGACGGCAATCGACTGCAAGACAAGTCGAACGTGATCCAGCAGGGCAGGGCGATGATGAATCGCTTCGAACATATCGACGTGTACACTGATGCCAGTGATAACATCGAGTTTGCGGACGAGAACAGCTTCCATCCCACCATCCAGAAGTTCTTCAAGGACAACACGGATCACATCAACAACTACGAGCGGGTGTACAACCCGACGCCGACTCAGATCAAGGACATGAAGGCCGACGAGATGACGGTGTACAGCGAGGAAGGCAAGCGCGGCATCTGGGCATCGATGCGCGGTTGGGAGCGGATCAGCAACAAGGAGTATGCCGCCGACCAGCTGCGTGACCCGCTGACGTTGAACGAGATCGCTGGTTCGGTGGGCACTGGCGTGGCGCACTTGTACGATGCGACGCGCAAATACATGGACCTGTTGGCGCAGATGGATGACATCCGTGCCGACCCGAAGAAGGCCAAGCTGCCGAAGGCAGCGCATGAGATCTTCGCTCAGGCGTGCATCGTCGCGCTGAAGTGCGAGTCGAAGGACATGCCTGCCGTGCACACGTACTGCACCCGCATGCCAAGTGACTTTCAGGTGGTGGTGCTGAAGCGGATGACGCAGCGCAAGAACTTCAAGTTGACCGACAACAACACGTACCTGAAGTGGATCGAAGATCCGCAGATCAAGGGGCTGCTGTTGCCGAGCAAGTAACCGGGTGTCACGGCCTGACACATGTAACAGGAGACAAGCATGAGGATCAAGACTGGTGATGGAAAGGTGGAAGTGACCGACGAGTACGGGAAGACAATGTACGAGACTGCGTTAACGCCCGGTATGCAGATGTTCGTCGGCGGTGCCACGCAGGTGCAACTGACAGTTGCCGGACAGCTGCTGTACGAGATGGGTCTGGGTGCCGGGGCACACCCGCCCCCCGGTGCGGGGCCATCCCCGCTGCCGCCACTGGGCGGTGAGTATCCGCCGGAGACTGCACCACCCGCTGGCGGTGGCTCACCACCCCCGCCTATTGATGGTGGCGAGATTCCGTGGCCTGCCAGTGGTCAAGTGGTGTACCACGTGCCGATGCAACCATTCCAGACAGTTCGCTACACCATGCGCTGGAAGTCGAAGATGGACCCTGCCAAGTTTGGATTCATCAAGGTGGATCAGGAACCGGGCAGTGCGGTGATGGTGCGCAACCTCAAGCTTAGTAACAACGGGGCGTTGAAGTTCGACAGCACGCCTTACGGTGACACCGGGCCGACAGGTAATTTGTGTAATGCGCCGACACCACCGCCCGATCTCAGCACCGTGCAGATGAATTACGACGATGTGTTGGGCATCGAGGTCACCAATGGCGACAACACCTCTGGTCAACCGTCGAACATGTTACTCGACATCGCCACCCCGGATAGGTATTAACCATGAAAATTTGGGACAACCCCATGCGTTCCGTCATAGGAGATCGCGTACAACAAGGAGCAAAGATGGAACCACATCAGGAACGGGTAGTAGAGGAGAAGAAGGAACTGGACGCGAAGCTGCGCAAGCTCGATGAATTCATGGAGACTGCGTTCTTCGAAGAACTGGACGACACCGAGAAGTACCTGCTGCGCAAGCAAGCGCAGTACATGCAGTCGTATTCGGATACGCTCAGGGACCGCATTGAGTTGTTCAAGTAACACCACGCGCCGTGGTCACTGTAGTGACCACGGCCTAACCGATAGGATACAAAATGAAAACGGCAATTACCGCTGATGCTGCGGTCCAGCTGCTGCTGGACCATTACTTCTTCTCTGAACTCTACTACTCGATGAAGGTTATCGAGGATGATCCGAGGGTCGATACGCTGGCCACGGATGGGTTCAATCTGTGGGTCCACCCGCCGTTCTACAACACGCTGACGCTTGAGTTCAAGAAAAGCGCCGTGTGTCACGAACTGATCCACAAAATGCTGATGCATCCGACCCGGATGCGCGGCATGTTCCTCCCGGTTGGGCAGATCGCCGCCGACATCGTGACCAACATGCTGCTGGTGGAGAACGGGTTCAAGATCGCGCCAACGTGGGTGCAGCCCGTGCCCAAGTACAAGGACTGGTCGTTCGAAGCGGTCTACAACGACCTGATGAATACCCTGCCGCCCCCGCCCAAGCCGAAGCCGGGTCAGCCCGGTGGTGAGGGCAAGGGCACGCCTGTGGACATGGACGACCCAAGCATCCCGCAGCAATGGAAGGATGCATGGAAGGACGTGAAGCCGCAGGAGGGCACGCCTGCCGAGATCGAGAAGATCGAGCAGAAGATTCAGCAGCAGGTGGAGCGGGCACTGGTCAACGCCAAGGCGCAGGGGCAGATGCCGAAGGGCGTCGAGATGAAGATCAGGCACACGTATCAGGTGGCCAAGGAACCATGGTTCAATCATCTGGCACGTTACCTGCAGGCGTTGACCACGGCTGAGTACAACTGGCGCAGGATGAATCGCCGTCACTTGGTGGTGCATCACATCTTCGCTCCGGCCAATCAGTCCGAGTCGCTGGGGGTGCTGGGCATCTTCGTCGATGCATCCGGGTCGGTGTACACCAAGGCGCAGCAGGCCCGCTTCGGTGAGCATATCAACGCCATCCTCTCGGAGACTCGTCCGAAGCAGGTGTACGTGTATTACTTCGACACCATTGTCCATAAGCACGTCGAGGTGGAACCCGGCAGCATCGACTTCGATGAGCAGCCGCAAGGTGGTGGAGGTACGTCGTTCGACAAGTTGTGGGGCTATGCCGAGGATGAGGGCCATGTCTTGGACTTGGCCATAGTCTTAACGGACTTGGAAGGGACCATGCCCAGAGAACAACCGCCGTATCCGGTGGTGTGGGCGAGCATCGAGAAGCACGCGGTGCCGTTCGGTGAAGCTGTGTACATTGACTAATTAAAGGAATAACTATGAGTGCCGCTGTGAAACCATCGCAGTACCCCATCGTTGAGTCGTCCAGATCGTTTCGGTTGTGGGACGCCAATAACAAGATCCACATCCCCCGCCGTTGCTACAGCATCCGCATCAATGCCCACAAGGCCGCGCTGTGGGAAGCGACCATTGCCAAGGTGGGTATCACCATCGAGGTCTATAACTCACTGGACGGGCAGCTGTTGGGCCAGTACACGCGCAAGGTCAATGAAGTCCAAATCTATATGCGCCGGGGAGAACTAAGTGCCCAAGCTTAACCCCGAGGCGCAGAAGAAACGTAACGCCACGTACAGTGCAACCATGGCAGCGCGGCGAGCGGCGAAAGAGAATGGCATGCACCAAGTCACCCCTGCCGAGGTGCTGGCCGCGAAGCCGCAGGAGATTGTCAAGAATGCAGTGGAGCGCATCAATAAGATGAGCAAGGTCGATCCCCGCATTGAACTCGCACGCGAGATCGTGCGTCTACTAGAAAGGGTATTAGCGTGAACGTGGAACACACAATGACCGAAGTAACAGTGCTTATCGATGACGTGATCGAGCGCACCGAGGATCTGATGGACAAGCGTGGACACATCGAAGCACACACCGCACGCATCAACCTGATGGCGGCACGTACCCGGTTGATCGAGCGGATTCGCCTCGCCTTGGTGTCCACATGAGCGCCGACAAGGACATGCTGAAGGAATGCGTGGACCGCATCCGGCGGGTGGAGACGCGGCTGATCGTGCTGGGCAACAAGTTGGGGCATGACCTGACCGAAACGGACAACCTTGATGTCGATGTCGATGCAGGCAAGGTAGACATCCTCACCATGGACGTGGCCCTGTCCAACATCATCCGTGCTGCGCATCAGGCCGGGTTGAGCAACATGCTGGTGGAGATCCATTTCAAAGGGACGCTGGTGGCAGCGGCACAGATATGAACGAGACAACCGAGAAGGTGGTGAAGCTGATGGTCAAGGCTGGGCATGTCGCCAGCCCGGTCGAGTTCGTGCTGCGCTACGGCAACAGGGAATTCGATCTCCATCTCTGCTCTGCATGGACCACCAAGAACGACGACGGCAATGGACACAAGGTCAGGTTCTATTACATGGACTGGTGTGGTGTTAGAGTTACCTGCAAAGCTACGTATGTACGCCGGAAGTGGAAGCCGTCCGAGTTCAAACTGACAACCAAGTACACGGCACGTCAGCTTGGGCTGCAACGTGCCACGGACTGGGATGCTCAGTATGAGGAATAAACCTCCGGATCGTACCAAGGAGTACAGCATGAAGCTGGATGAATGGCTTACACCGTATAAGGACAACCCGAGAATGAAGACACGCATGGTTCTGTATGAAGTCAGCAACGGCTTCATGGCCGTCATCGATGAAGACCGCGAGAACGGCACCGTAGTAGGCAAATCGATACCCGAGGTATTGCGGGAGGCTGAGAGCCTGATGGTGACGCGAGCATTGGAGCGGGAGAATGACCCGCGAGTGTGGCCGGAGAACGCTGGGACGAAGCAGGAGCAGTCAACTCCTTTATTGAAAGGCCGTTGGACAAACCACAAGCCGCCCCCTTACTCATGATCCGCATATCGAAAGCGTTGCAGTACGCGCTGCTGAATGATCGTGGTGTGCTTGGTTATGTGATAGCGCCGGGACGCTATCTGTACCTGACCGTAACACTGGACAGTGAGTTGCTGGTGAAGATTCCACTTGCCCGGTCGGCACTGTCAGTACGTGACAACACGTTCACGGTGGATTCTTCGGATGCACAGTTCACCGTCACTTCGGAGATGGTTACCAACTGGTGGAAGCTACAGGTACACGTTGCCGAGTGGATGGTGGAGAGTATCAATCCAATCGTAGAGTATTTCGAGCCGGTGTTATCTATCAATATTACCGACATACGCATGCGCAATCCTGATCCGCCAGCTGGTAGTACGTTACGCATTGACAGCCTGACCTTCAGTCTGTAGTATTACCCCAGTGGGTGGTGTTACCCACTAACAACCAAGGAGTATAAGCATGGCAGCAAGTAATGGTGACAAGAAACCTGTCGTCTTCACCGATGGCAACGAAGTCCGCAAGTTTCTGCGGGCGCGCATTCTCAAGCGGTACAAGACGTTCGCCGAGTATGGGCGGCAGGAGGGTGGCTTTTCGACGCAGTACATCAGCAACATCCTCGCTGAAGACGGGAGGCACATCCCCGAGTGGATGCTCAAAAGGTTCAAGTGCACCCACAAGAAGGAAATCGTCCACACGTGGACGCATAAGCCGTAAACGTCAACAGGGCGGGGTAATACCCGCCCGATTTTATTTCTATCGATAGGAGTATTAAATGAATAACGAAGCAGTAGGTCAGCAAGTTGCCACCTATGGTGGTATCACCATCTCGTTCAACGCCCGTAATGGCAACTTCTATGCCAACATCACCAGCGGTATCATCAAGTCAACCTCGTTGGCTGGCATCAAGAAGCAGATCGATGAGAAGACGGTGAAGAAGAACTTCAAATCGTTCACCGCGCTGAAGCAGGCATGGGGTGGGGACTTCAATGAAGTTGTCGTCGTCGGTATCAAGCTGCTCAAGGGACGTAAGGTGTGGGTAACACCCGCTGGCCGGGAGATCGGCGGTGACCTGTTCGTGAACCATGACGACAATCGGCGGGTAGCACAATTGGAAAAGGAATGCGAGAAACGTCAGGATCAGGAGAAGGAGGAAATGCGTCTGCGGCACCGTGACGAGATGTCTGCGATCCGTGCCAAGTACATCACGATCAACCCCGAAACCTACGAGGGAGAGCAACATGCCTGAACTGACCAACGAAGAACTGATGCTGCGTATGAAGGCATCGCACATGACCAACGCCGAGGCCATCCATTATCTGCACCTTATACGTGCCGAGTGCGACATGACCAGTATGTCGATAATGCGCAGGCGGTCGTGGACCAACCAGCAACGGGTTACCGCGCAGGAGAACTTGTACCAACAGATGGATGCGCTGACCAAGGCCATCGTCGCACTGGAGGAGAAGCAATGAGCGCCATCAAGTCACGTCCCCCATTCCCCAACATGACATCACGCCATGTACGCATGATGGTGGAATGGACTATCGAGCATGCCGTTGAACTGATCAACAAGTATGAGCAGGAGTTGGCCCAGCACCAAGCGTATCCGCCCGACCAACCCTACGCCACCAAGTGGCTGTCCGAGACACGAGGGCAGCGCATCGCTAAACTGAAGGAGTATCTGCGGGAGTATGGCGAGATGTACTCCATCATGCGTGGGATCAAGGAACGGCTGAACAACGACGAGGCTGAGAAGTTTGGACGGGAGATGGCCGAGTACATGCGGAGCCAGAAATGAATGACGATGAACGCACTTTGGAAAGTTTAGTAGGGCAGAAAATCACCTACGTCGAGACTGAGTGTGCGAATGACAACATTGTTGCTGTCACGCTGTTCTTCCCTGACTATATCGGCGTAGCCAAGGTCAAGGTTCGTATTGCTCAGGACCATCGTGGTGATAGTTGTTTGAGAATAGAGGTTCCGACGTGAATGACCCGGTTGTCGTAGACTACGAGACGTACTACTCATCGGAATATACTCTGTCCAAGATGACGACCGAGGAGTACATACGTGACCCGCGCTTCGAAGTAATCCTGTGCGGGTTTCTCGATACGGCGACCGGGCAGAAGTGGTGGGTGGACGGCCCCGACGTTGGCAGTGAGTTGGCCACGTTGGGGTTGCATGATCGTCCGGTACTTGCTCACCACGCACACTTCGATGGGTTGATCATGTCTCACCATCATGGTGTGCGCCCGAGGATCTGGCTGGATACTCTCGCCATGTCTCGTGCGGTCAATGGGACGAAAGGAGGTAATGGACTGGGGGCGTGCGCCAAGCGATACAACCTTGGCCAGAAGGGTGAGGAGGTGATACAAGCCAAGGACAAACGGCGAGCGGACTTCACCGAGCAGGAGCTTATACGGTATGGTGTGTACTGCATGAACGACTGCCAGCTGGAATGGGATCTGTTCAACGTCCTGCTGCCGCATTTCAGCCTGTCGGAGTTGAAGCTGATCGACAAGCTGACGCGCACGTTCACAGAACCCGTGCTGCAACTCGACACAGCCTTACTCACGCAATACGCCACGCTGCTCGCTACCAACAAGGCAGCAATCCTGAAAGATGCCGGGGTGGATGTAACTACCGTTATGTCTGCCGACAAGTTCGCCGCTGCCTTGGAGTTCCTTGGTGTTGACCCACCAACCAAGTGGTCGCTGAAGCAGAAGAAGCAGGTGTACGCCTTCGCCAAGACCGACAAGGCGATGGAGGAACTGGCTGAGCATGAGGATGAGGCGGTGCAGCTGCTGGTTGCCGCCCGGTTGCAGAACAAGACCACCATTGCCGAGACGCGGGCCAAGCGCATGATCGGCATGCAGCAACGTGGTGGTGCGTGTGTGTACTACAAGTATTGCGGCGCGGAGAAGACGCTGCGGGTAGCGGGTGGCGACAAGATGAACTGGCAGAACCTGACGCGGGGCAGCATACTGCGCAAGGCCGTCGTAGCCCCGCCGGGACACCTGATAGTAGTCGGGGACTCCTCCAACATCGAGGCGCGCATCCTAGACACGCTGGCGGGGCAGGAGGATATGGTCGAGGCATACCGCAGGTACGACGCGGGGCTGGGACCGGACATTTACTGCGTCATGGCTGAGCGTATATACCATCGTGTTATCACGAAAGAAGATGAGGAGGAGCGCAAGGCAGGCAAGGTGGTGAAGCTGGCGTCGGGGTACGGGATTGGGCCGGAGAAGACGGTACGCACGTTCCGCATTCAAGCAAAAAAGATCATCACGCTTGATGAGGGCGTGATGTTCAATAAAGTCTATCGACTGTCGCATTCGCAGGTGCTACGCTTGTGGGCGAGGGGGGAACAAGCACTGTGGCACATCTATCGTGGGCAGTACGACGTACCTGTAGACGAGCGGGGCATTGTCCGTACCTGCAAGGATGGGCTGCTGCTGCCCAACGGCCTGAAGATTCGCTACCCCAACCTGCGGTACCACGGCCCGAAGGACTTCAACAATCCGGACAAGTTGTCGGGCTTCACGTACTGGGACGGGAAGATGGACGTGTACATCTATGGCCCGAAAGCCATAGAGAACATCTGTCAGGCACTTGCCCGTATTGTCGTCATGGACCAGATCGTGGAGGTACCATACCGGTTCGTGTTAACGTCCCATGACGAGGGCGGCTGGTGCGTGAAGGAGAGCAAGGCAGAGCAGTGTGCAAGGGATGTACTGGCGGCGCTACGTGTTCCCCCTACGTGGTTTCCGGAGTTGCCAGTGAATGCCGAAGTGGGGTACGACGTGAGTTACGGGATGGCTAAAAAATGAAGCAGACGAAGGTTGAACACTTACGCGAATCGATGAAGCAGGCCACGCCACAGGAGTTGATGACCTTCTGCGTAGCACTGAACAAGATGTACAGGAAGATGGTGGTGGATGGCGAAGTGCCGTTGTATCCAGCACCGGCACGGGCATTGCAGGAAGCCATCAAGGAAGCCAGAAAGGCAGGGTTGAAATGAGCAGTGAGATATTCGTATACGTTGAACATGTTACATCGCCCGAGATCCGCTTCCGGGTGCTGGAGTATGACCAGAAGACCGGCATGGGCAAGCTGGAGTCGTCTCTCGGCGTGGTCATCGACCGCTTGATCTCGCCGGAAGAACTGAAGAAGCGCAACTACAAGCTGCGCACCTCAGCGACACCGCTGGACAATGCCGACTGGCCCGCCACCGCCCCGCTCAACCCCGGCAACAACGAGCAGCGCAAGGCCAAGATGGCACCTGTGGTGGACGACGACGAGGAATGAAGTTGTTCATCGTCGGGCAGCGACGCACTTTCGAGATCGTGTCGTTCGATCCGGAGACGCACGTTGCCGTGTTGCGCGACGAGAAAGGGGTCGAGTGCATCGACCCCAATTTCTGGCCGGACATGGTGCAGCGTGCAGGTTATCAACTGGAGCAGAGAGAGGAGTAACACCATGCCAAGTGCACCCGGTTATGTTCGCGATTACCAGCAGGAGAAGAAGACTTCCAAGGCCCGTGGCGAGATGGTCCGCAACAAGCTGCGCAAGCGTGCCCGTCGCCTTGCCGTGAAGAAGGGCATGGTCAAGCCGTTCGATGGCAAGGATGTCGATCACAAGCGGATGTTGTCCATGGGTGGGGCGGCTACGCTGTCCAACCTGCGCGTGTCCAGTGCCCATGACAACCGGAGCTTCGCCCGCAACCCTGACGGGTCGGCGAAGAACAACAAATGAAAAGAGCGACCATGACTGTAGCTGAATGGGAGAACAGGCTACGTTCCGATCTCAACTTGCTGACGACTGATACGGCAGATGGTGATGTTGAGCCGCCGATACCATCGGTTACCGTAGGGAATGACCCCAAGTTGCGGGTGCACCTGCGCGATCTCGACTACTACGTAGAGTCGTATATCGAACGTGCCCCGCTTGTGTTGGGGTGCGTGGCATGGCTGACGCATTACGGACTGCTCGATGCATTGGCCCGCACCTCTGCGGCTATCGTGGTGCAGAAGGAAGATTTCCTGCGCCCTGATGAGTGGCCTGTATCCAGTGCTTGGAAAGCTACGCTGCGTCAGAAGTATGAAGCGATTCATCCTCGACAAGATCGCTATGACTTCCCCGGTCTGATTTCCAGCTTGAGTACCAGTGGTGACCCCGGCATGGAGGGAGTGCGTTGTGTCGGCAACTACAACCGGGACAAACGTCCGGCGTTCCCGCGTATGCATCACAAATTTCTGGTGTTCTGCCGAACTGAGGTAATTACTGAACCACCCATGTGGGAAGGAGAGCAACCATATGAGCATGAGACAGTAATACCCTACGCGGTGTGGACAGGCTCGTTCAACTTCACGCAGAACGCAGTGCGCTCGCTGGAGAACGCGATATTCACAACCGACCCTCAGATCGTGCAGGCGTATTACGACGAGTTCTCTCACATCTATTCCGTGTCGGAACCGCTCGACTGGACGAGTGACTGGTCGGCTCCCGATCTACGGATAGGCACATGACCCCCTTGCCGTGGTCCTTCTCTGCATTGTCGGACTTCCTCAATTGTCCGCGTGCCTTCTTCCACAAGCGCATCGCCAAGGATGTAGTTGAGCAGCCGAATGAGGCGGGGCTGTGGGGCGATTACGTACATAAGGAATTGGACAAGTATCTCAAATCGGATGGTACCTATGAGTTGCCTAGTAACGTGGTTCAGTATCAACGCCACGCCGACCAGTTCCTTGGTCAGCCCGGTCGCATGCTCTCCGAATGCAAGTACGCAATCAATCGGGAACTGCAACCCTGTGATTTCTTTGCGTCGGATGTGTGGTGCCGGTGCATCATCGACGTGCTGGTACTGGAACCACCATTCGCCCTCGCCACTGATCATAAGACGGGCAAGCGCAAGCGTGACAGTACGCAGCTGAAGCTGTGCGCGCTGATGGTGTTCGCCCACCACCCCGAGGTGCAGACGTGCCTCACCCGCTTCGACTGGCTGAACGAGAAGGCGCAGGACAAGGAAGTGTTCCAGCGGGAGGATGAAACGCTCCTGTGGTCAACGTTTGTGCCCAGCTTGACCCAGTACGTGCATGCGTTCAAGACCGAGGAGTTCCCGCCGCGACCGTCGGGACTGTGCGGCTGGTGCCCAGTAACCGAGTGTGAGTTCTGGCGACCGCGACCGAAGGGGCGATAGTGACCCCCGAGGCCAAGGTCAAGCATGAGATCAAGAAGGTACTGGATCAACTAAGCCCGTACGTGTATTACCACATGCCCGTCCAAGGCATGAGCATGGGCAAACCAACCCTTGATTTTGTTGGTTGCTGCTGCGGGCAATTCTTCGCTATCGAAGCCAAGGCACCGGGGAAGAAGCCGACACCCCGTCAGCGGCTTATGATTGCAGAAATGACCCCTGCGGGAGCGCAGGTATTCATCATCGATGGCAACACATCGGGACTTAAAAAATGGTTGGCACTATTAGTGACGAAGGAATTATCAGGGAAGACATCCCCACCCTGACGTGGAAGGGTCTGCCGTATCGAGTCCAGATACTGGACAACATGGTACTGCTCTACAGCATCAAGACCCACGAGCAGTACGTACAGACAGCAGATTCAGCTGACATCCACAGATTGAAAGTTATCAAGTCTGCACGGCTGGCGACTGCCGTGCTGCGTGCCGTGTTTGGCAAGTCGCTGATTACCGATCCCCTGACCCCCAACGAAAGAGAGGCAATGAACGTGTTCGAACGCGTCTATCAGAATACTGGTGATATACAGAAGGCCGACGATGCCTATGCCATAACCATGGAGCTATTGCGATGATCATCGACGTACCAACCAAGAGCGTGTTACTCCGTACTGCGCAGGCGCGACGGCTGCACAACCTGCTGCCACATCATGCCAAGCTGGTGGACTACGAGGGGCACAACATCGCCTTTCGCTACTCACTGGATACCATGAAGATCCTGCGTAACATCGGCTTCAAGGTGCCGTCGCCGATCCGCCACTTCTACGACTGGCCGGGGAGATATACGCCCATGGCCCACCAGATCGACACCAGCGAGTTCCTGACCTTCACCCGGCGCGGGTTCGTGCTGAGTGAGATGGGAACAGCGAAGACCGCCAGCGTGCTGTGGGCACTGGACTATCTAATGGACATGGGGCAAATAACACGCACGTTAGTGGTAGGCCCGATGTCCACGCTGGAGCAGGTGTGGTTGCATGAAGTGTTCAGCATCGTCATGGACCGCAAGGCCGTGGTGCTGAAGGGCGATGCGGAGCGCCGCCGCGAACTGCTGGCATCAAGGGCTGACATCTACATCATCAATTACGAGGGGCTACCGATCATTGCGGCTGATGTGCAGAAGCGGGCTGACATCAACTTGATCGTGATCGATGAAGCTGCGGCCTACCGCAACAGCACCAATGACAGGTATAAGGTATTGCGTGAACTGGTGAAGGACACCAACACTATCGCCAAGTCTCGTCGCCTGTGGATGCTGACCGGCACGCCATGTCCCAACGCGCCGACCGATGCATGGGCACTGGCGCGGCTGGTAGACCCGCTCAAGGTGCCGACCTACTTCACCACCTTCAAGCGCGACACCATGATGCAGGTGTCAACCTACAAGTGGGTGCCACGTGTCGGCTCAGCGGAGAAGGCGTACGCAGTGATGCAGCCAGCGATCCGTTTCCGCAAAGCAGACT